TACCCAATTAATACAAATAATAACACTGCCAAAAATTGATCAGAAATGTATCCTCAATTTTTGGCAGTGTTATTAAAAATGATTGTTATTCCTTCTCATTCTTCTTCATCTTCATTACAGAATCCTTGTCCTTCTGGAACTGGTATCGGATATGGAGAGTTTAATGGAACTATCTTTGTAATTTGTGATGCTGCGTTTGCCTTTAATCATATTTCTTCAGCAGATCCTTTAGCACTAGGTCTAGGTCTAGGATTGGGTCTAGGAATTCCTATTATTGGTATTATTGTATGGGGAGTTGTATATATGAATAACTGGTGGTGTTATAGAAATAAGTATGAAGTTAGACCACTAACCATAGCAGAAATAAGAGCTGCTTATAGTAGAGATCATGAAAGAGCTACAACACCAGAAGAATATGTAAAACTAAAACTCGGACCAGAACTATTTCAACAATTTATTCAAGGAAATCTTACAAATGAACTCAAAAAGAAACTCTTTGCTTTGCGTGAAGAACGTGGTCGTCATTTAATAGAATTTAAAATAGTTGCGAAAAATCTTAATCAAGATGTTTTATTGACATGGATTAAGAATCTCTCATATACAACTCTACAAGATGAAAGGATTGTTTAAAGAATTCATAAATATAATAATTAATGGCAGCATTTACTCAAGGAAAGCAGCGAGTTTTTGATATATTACAGAATAGTAATATTTCTGAACCTGTATATTATGAGATTGGTATTGGTCATGGATATTCAGTCATTGGTCGCAAAAACTTAAAAGCAAGGCTACGAATTGAATTTTTAGAACTTAATTATAGTAATAATTATGAATCTGATAAATCAAAATTTATTCATGGTTATACAAAATTGATGCTGCCAGATCCTCCAAAAGTATATACACCAGACCCATTGTATTATTAGATTTAAACCCATTCTAATATTCTTATGTAATGAAATATACTTTACAATATGCTTCTAACTTTTTTCTTAATTTACACAAACGAAGAGATTTTCAGAATATGTTAGTACCAGTTTCTGAAAACCTTGTTATTCTAGGAAATATTAGTTCGCTAGAATCTGATGAATCAAGAAAAGAATATAGTAATTTTCTTGAATATCTTTCATCTCGATGGAAGAATATATATTTAGTGCCAGGCCCTTATGAATATTGTTCAAGTAATCCTAAACCTTTTTATGATTTATATACAAATTTAGTAGAAGTAAAATATAAATATAAAAATATTCTTATTTTAAATAATTCAAACTTACATATTCCAAAAACAAATATAAATTTAATTGGTTCTACATTATGGACGAATTCTCCTTATTATAGACATCCATGCTGTTATGAGTTTTCTTATATTCATAAAATGAATAAACACGGAGTTATAGGACAAATGTTAGGAAATGATTTTAAACAATGGCATCTAGAAGATATGACCCATATTAAAGATTCTTTAAAAACAAATGAAAATAATAAATCTATTATTCTTACACATCATCTTCCATCACTGTATTTAACAAGTGTTACTATAAAAGACCGTATGGAAGCTTCTAGTTTAGAAACTATGTTTAAAAAATCTATTTTTATTTGGTTAGGAGGTGCTGGAAATAAAAGTGTAACTGGAACTTTTAGTGATACATTTTGTGGTGTAAATACATATACTACATTTGATAGACCACAATTAGTAAATCCTAATTATAATTCAAAGGCATTTGTTAGTTTAAAATAATATTTTTATGAATAGGTAATGCGCATTCAGTATTGCTCAGACTTACATTTAGAACTATGGGAAAAAACAACATTTGATGAGACTCTAATACCAAGTGCTCCATATTTAGTATTATGTGGTGATATTGCTCCATTACATTGTGTAAATCTACGAGCATTTCTTGAATATTGTAGTGAGCGATGGTTGTATGTTTTCTATATTCCAGGGAATATAGAAATCTGGCAAAACTCTACTAATGAAGAAGTAAGTCTTCATAAAATGCGAGAACTTTGTAGTCCATATAGAAATATTAAAATTCTTTATAAAAGTTCTTTTGTATTGAAAGATCATGAAAGCAACGAAAAACTTTTAGTTGTAGGGGTTTCATTATGGCATAAACTCCGAGATGGTATTATGCTTCATCATAGCAAAAATTTTTATATTAAACCAATACCATCCCCAGTAGATGAAAAAATATTTGCGAAAGCTCATGAAGAACAAGTAGAGTATCTAGAATATGTTATAAAGAATTCTGAGATTCCATTATTAATATGTTCATATTACGCTCCATTTACTTGGGCATATGAAGAAGATTGGTTACAAGAACCATCATCCGCCGTTATTGATAGAGAGTTGGAAAAACTTATAACATTTCCTATTATATCATGGATTACAGGGCATAATCATTTACCGATAGAATACAAGCGAAGATATTTTCTTAGTAATGGAAATGATGGAAGTGTATTGTTTGTTAGTAATCCGAGAGGAAAACCAAAGCAGAATCCATATTATAGAATAGAATGTGTTGTAAATCTACAACCGAATGTATTGATTCCTCCTATTGAAGAAGATATAGAACCAGAATGGGCCAAAAAAGCTAGAGGATTCTAATCATTCATAAGTTTGGGAATAATATTTTTCTGATACGACTCTTCAAATCCTTGAATCGCTTTTTCAAAATTCACAAATGGCCAGAAAGCAACTTCTCGTTTTGATCGGATAAATGGAATAACATCTTCAGTTTTCATTTTAAAATTTGCGATTAAATACATCGCTACAACAGCAGCAGATCTTTGCATACCAGCATAACAATGAACTAATACATTTCCTTGTTTATGTTCTTTTATCAATTTATATATTGCTTCAAAAGACCATAATTCCATATTTCTAATTTCTTCTCTTTGTAAATTATCATCTACTGGAATTCTAAATCTTCTATAAACATTTGAATGAAAAGGAAGGTCTTTTGTACAATTAAATACAGAAATTATATTATTATCTTTTAAGAATTTCTCATCCATAGATGATTTTGCGTTACCTAACCATAAACCGGGTAGAATTAAATCAGCATTATTTTTTGGTATCATAATTAATTCTTTTACTATTATATAGTAAAAATTAAAAAAATTGTTTTTTATTCCACATAAAATACATTTATACTAAATGATTTATACAAGACACTTTTATCGTGTGGATGAAGTAAAGGCTGCTCTTCAATATGAAATTCATAGAAAAAGACTAGTAGAAGCATTCTTCTGGATAACAGAACTTATTGATAGTTATGAATTTGAGGCAATAGAAGAAGTTCTATTAAAATCATGGTTTTATGATATTGGTTTAGCAAATATAGATATATTATATTATATTCTTCTAACACCGAGTAATGATTCTAGTGTATTATATGAAATTATAAATACAATGATAAATTCAAAAAGAGATTGTACATTACCTATAGTATTTCTATATGGAATTTCAAATAATAAATATAAAAATAAAAATATAGTATTTACATTACCAGATGATTTAATTCAAGATGATATAACACTTGATACTATGATTCGTGCGTGTTATCTTGGTAAATATTTAGAAGCATGGTATTTAAGCATATCATTATGGGATACGAATAATAAAATTCAATTATATCTTGAAAGAATTATTAAACATAAATGTAAAAATCCAATATTTCTTACAATTATTAATTTTCTAAAAAATATAAAAACAATTAATAAATGGTATATACGATGTGCTATTATTACTATTATATGTTGTGGTGAAAGAATTTATTCAAATACAACATTAAAGAATCTAGATAAAGAACATTCAGACACTATACATAAGTGGGAACTATGTCTTACTAAAAAAGTAAGAAGATTACTTTCTATACCGGCTATTTGTCTATATGGAATTACATATAGAGGAACTACAACATATAGTGATAATAATATGAATGAATTAAATAATATTGAAATATTATTGACGAATCAACAGATTTACGAAGAAATTATTGATAAATTTGGAACATATGAAAATTTTGTAGATGATGCGTCTGAATATGAAGCATTTGTTGATTCGTATTTTCCAAATGATATTCCCGATGAATGGTCATTAAAGGAGAAAGAAAAAAGTCATGGAATTGGTGTAAATCAAAAGAGTGATACACCTAGTATTCGCAAATATTTTAATAGATGGGTAGAATTAAAAAATAATTCTATGATTTGGGATAAAGAAACAATAGTAAATAATTGTCTTCAAATGCTACAAAATGAATTTGAATCATTTTATATTGAAAAAGAAATATGTGAAAAATATGATTTAAAATCTGAAAAAAAAAATACATTTAATATGAAAAGTATTCAATTAATTTTATCTACACTAGAAATAGAATGAGCGTTCTAGATAAGCCCGCAAATATTGTTGTTCCTATACTTCTTTTTATAGTATTAACCCCCGGTCTTTTTGTTACATTGCCTGATAATAAACAGCCTTTATATGTTCAGACATTAACACATGCTGCGGTGTTTGGTGTAACATATGCTTTATTACGAAATGTATTTGCTAAATATTATTAGATTCATTTTCATTTTCAATTGTAAATTCATATAAAATATTTGTATGAGAATCAAATTCTCCAATTGGAATAAATGATGAATTAAATACACGATTTGATGAATCTTTATAATATAAAATAGAGTTTAGTTTTAAGATAGTTAGTTCAATAGAATCTTTAGGAATTTTTTCTTTAGTAATACCATAATTTATATGATGAACACAATAATCTTTTTTAAAGATTACTGGTTCCTCACAAGGAATATAGATATTCTCTTTCTTATCATAATATTTACATTTCATTGAATCTATATCCACATAATCTTCTTCAATAACATACGCAAGAATTTTTTCTTTTTTTAATTCAATAAGAAGTAATTTAGGATCAACATTAAGAGTTTTTGCTATATCTTTTGCTAACTTTTTAATTTGATAATCAAGAATATCTTCTAGAGATTCATATACTAATTTATTTAGAGGCAAACGTATAATATCTTCCATTATGATATTTATATGCGTACAATTGTATAATTCAATTTTTTAATAAAAATAA